CAACGTCGCGACAAGCGGCAACAAGCTGACCCTCGCGAACCAGCCGATGGGTATTACTCCTACCTTCAAGGCGACGTTTTACACCGCCTACAACGGCAGCGGCACCGCTCTGCGTCTGAACGCGTGCACGGCAAATAAATTGTCGCTCCCGACCAAGCTCGATACGTGGACGATTAGCGAACTCGATTTCATGGCTTTCGCTGACGCTTCGGGAACGATCGGCTATTTGAGTACGGTGGAATGATGATTCCCGGTGTGGCGGTCGCAATGGGCGGGCAAGATTGGATAGTGCCGCCACTTACCTTGGGCCAGCTCCGCCGGTTGATGCCTAAGGTAAGACAACTGACCGAAATCGGCGCGTCGATGGGCGAAGCGCAAATCAACGTGCTGATCGACATTGTCACTGCGGCGCTGCAGCGCAACTATCCCGAGACCACACCGGACAAAGTTGAAAATTTGCTCGATCTCGGGAATGCTAGTGCCGTCCTGAACGCCGTTCTTACCGGCTCCGGCCTGAAACCAGGCGGACCCGCTATGGGGGAAGCATCGGCCCCCGGGACCAGCCCGGGGGCAGGCAGCGCGAGCGCCAGGTCAGTTTCGGACACGACTTCGGGGACAGTGACCGCTGGCGAGAGATCTATGGTCTCCTCGCGACCGCCTGTGGGTACAGCTACCCCGTAATCGACGAGATGACGCTCTTCCAGGTTGAGGAGCTGACATCCTATTGGACACAACACCCACCGGTGCACTTACTGGTCGCGGCCTATCTTGGCGTCGGCAAATATAGCAGCCCACGGCTGCCGCCGGCGTCGATGGGACGAGGAAAGCAACCGAGTTCGGATTCGGGCTCATTGTTGGCTCAGCTGGGGCCTGGGTTTGGTGCCGGAGATGTTACTGCCGGGCTCTCGCCCGTAATCCTAGATTTTGCCGAACTTCGCCTTCGGGCGGAAATTCCCGACTAGGCATCCGCAGGATCGAGGCGGCCACTAAGCGTCGGCGAAGGTCGTTTGACAGCAAGAGGCTACGATGGCGGATATTCAAACGAGCGTCGTTATCAGCGCCCAAATCGACGGCCTCCGATCCGGAATGGAGGCCGCATCAAATTCTGTTCAAGCGGCGACCGATGCGATGCGCACTCAACTCGCCGGGCTCGGCGACATTGCCCAGCAAGCGCAGTCACAGCTCAACGCCGCTACCGGCCAAATCGGAACCGGCATCGGTGCGCTGCAGACCAAAGCTGCCGACCTCGCGGGGTCGATAAGTGCGGGCATGACGCCAAGTAGCGGGCTCGGAGACGCCTACGGCCTTGTCCAGCCCAGTCCCGCCTCCGGCAACGGAGACGATGTTGCCGCTGATGAAAAGCTGTGGGGAGAAGAGCTGCTTGCCTACCAGAAGTTTCAGAGCGACAAGGGAAAGCTCGACCTTCAGGCAGTGCAGACCAGCCAAAGAACGTGGCAGAGCCTGATGCAGCCGATCCAGCGTGCCTTCGATACCTCGATCACCGGCATGATATTGGGTACGACGACATTGCAAAAGGCGGTGGCGAATATCGCGCAGTCGATACTTGCCGAATTCGTCAACCTCGGCGTCAAGATGGTGACCAACTGGATTGCCAGTGAGCTCGCTATGACAACCGCAACCGAGGCCGGCGCTGCAGCTCGCACCGCGGCCGATGGCGAGGGAATGTCGGCTGGATTGGCGATCAAGGCGGCCAATGCGCTCAAAAGCATCGCGACCGATTCAGCGCAGGCATTCTCGGGTATTTTTGCATTCCTTGCTCCGATAATGGGGCCGGCTGCGGCTGGGCCTGCCGCCGCTGGAGAAGCCACCGTAATGGCAGCCGCCGGCGGGATTGCCTCTGCGGCGGGGGGCTGGATGGTCCCGTCTGATCAGCTGGCTATGGTGCACCAAAACGAAATGATCTTGCCGGCGAATATTAGCCAAGGCCTTCAGAACATGATCTCCGCAAACGGCAGCGCTGGGTCTGGTGCGGTCGTGGTCAACGTGTCGGCGATCGACAGTCAGGACGTGAAACGGTTTTTCCAAAGCAATGGCAGCCTTCTCGTCAATGCCCTTAACAAGGCAATGCGCAACGGTTCGACGCTGCGGTCGGCGTGATGGCTCTGATTTTTCCGGCGTTGCCCGGGCTTGCCTGGAGCGTCACCAAGACGCCGACTTTTCAGACGCGTATCCAGCGCGCGGTATCCGGGCGCGAATTGCGTGCGCTCGACTATCCGTATCCGTTGTGGCAATTTGCACTGGTCTATGACTTTCTGCGCGACAACCCGTCAGCTGGCTACGACGAACTGCGGACCCTGCTCGGATTCTTCATGCTCTGCCAGGGAGCGTTCGGCACTTTCCTGTTTCAAGACCCCAGCGACTGGCAAGTCGTTGGGCAGCAGATCGGCATCGGGGATGCGAGCACGCCCTCTTTCCAGCTCCAGCGTACCATGGGTGCGACCCTGCTGGGCGGCGGCTTTTTGGAACCGATCGTCGCGCCAAATGTCGTACGCGCGATCTACTTCAATGGAATTAAGCAAGATCCGGCGACCTACAGTGTCGACCCGACCACCGGGCTGATGTCATTCGAAACTGCTCCCGGTAGCGAGCTCACCATCACCGCTGACTTCACTTATTACTTCCGCTGTAGATTCGTTGACGACAAATACGATTTCGAGAATTTCATGTATCGGCTGTGGCAGGTAAAAAAATTGACGTTCATATCGGTGCGATCATGAAAGCGGCCAGCCCCGCCCTGATCGCGCTCCTCTCGAGCGCCAACCAGTTCATCATGGCGGACCTCTACACGATCACTCTGGTAGGCGGGTCGGTACTGCGCTATTCCGCAGCGTCGACTCCGATCTCCGCGAATGGCTACACCTTTGCGCTTGGCCCTAAATTCGAGCGCTCCAAAACCAAGGTCGTTATCGGCACCCAGGTCGACGAACTCGAAGTCAGGATCTATACCGACCCCACAGATCTGATCGGCGGGGTGCCATTTCTGCAAGCGGCCTGGCAGGGACAACTCGACGGCGCGCTCCTGCAGCTCGAACGGGCGTTCATGCCGACTTACGGCGACACGAGCCCGGGAACCGTGGTGCTCTTCGCCGGCCGCGTTTCGGATATTGACTGTACCCGTACCGGCATCGACCTCAAATGCCGCTCCCATCTCGAGCTTCTAAATATCCAGATGCCGCGTCGGCTGTGGCAGTCGTCTTGCACTCACACCTTCGGCGACCCGATGTGCCAGTTCGACCGCTCCAGCATGCGGTTAACGTTTGCGGCCGAGCCCGGCTCTACGCAGGCACAAGTCGCCACCTCAGTTGACCCGACCCCAGCGAACCTGTACGTCCAAGGGACGATCGTCGGCGTGACCGGAGCCAATGCCCGATCGAGCCGCACCGTCGCGAACATGGGTTCCGGCTGGGTCTCTGTAAAGCTTCCATTTCTCTCGTCGGTTGTGATCGGCGACCAATTTCAGCTGCTGCCCGGCTGTGACCGCACGCTCGCGACCTGTACAAACGTGTTCAATAACGCCATTCACTTCGGGGGCTTTCCCTTCATCCCGACGCCGGAGACGGCGGTATGAACCGCAGGGCAATGGTTGTTGCCGAGGCGCAAACCTGGCTCTGCACACCCTATCATCACATGGGCCGGATCAAGGGCGGCGGCACCGATTGCCTGATGCTGCTCGCCGAAGTCTACCGGAATGCGGGAGTGATCTCGCACATCGACGTCCCGTTCTATCCGCCTGATTGGCACCTGCATCGCGACGCCGAGCGATACCTCGAGGGGCTTACGTATTACGCACGCGAGGTTGAGACTCCGCCTCGGGAAGGAGATGTCGCAGTGTTCAGATTCGGGCGCTGCTTCTCACACGGGGCTATCGTGGTCTCCTGGCCGAGGCTCATCCACGCATGGTGGGATGCCGGGGTTGTCTGCGGTGCTGCGGACCAGCCACCACTGAGCGGCCGCCCGGTCCGATTTTTCGACCCTTTTCCCATTCTCGAAGTCTGACAGTCGAACATGGGTGGCATCGTCGGCGCCGGGTCTAATGCCAAGCAGCAAAAGGCCGTCGGCTCGCTACAATTCCAAACCTCGCAACGCGGTGGGGTTATCCCGCTCGTTTACGGTACAACCCGCGTCACGCCAAATTTGATCGACTACGATGATTTTAAGGGAGCGCCGTCATCGCAACAAAGCGGTATCGGAAAAGGTGGTGGCGGCGGTAAAGGGGGCGGACAACAATATAAATATAGTGCCTCGGTTATAATGGGAGTGTGCCAAGGGCCGATTTCCGGCATCGGCACGGTGTGGTGGGACAAGAATGTCGGAGTGCTGTCCTCGTTGCCGGCCGCGGTTTACCTCGGAAGTGATGGACAGGCAGCAGATCCGTATTGGGAAACACGCCATGCGGCCAAGGCCCTCGGCTATTCCGGAACCGCAACTATCGTAGCCAACAATTTTGCGATGGGCAACACGGCCACCCTTCCGAATTTCTCCTTCGAGGTGGAGGGCTTGCTGTCGCCGAGCGGGACCAACGGGTTCGATGCAAATCCCGCAGCTATCGTGGCTGATTTTCTCACCAATCCTCGTTACGGAGCCGGATTCCCGGAGACTAGTCTGGGTGACCTCTCTCTCTATTCAGCGTATTGCCAGGCCCTTGGCCTGGTGTTGTCGCCAATGCTCGATACCCAGCAAGAAGCGCAACAACACCTGGCAGATATCATCAAAATCACCAACAGTGCCATTGTGTGGTCGGGCGGACTGTTGAAGATCATCCCCTATGGCGATCAGCCTATCACCGGCAATGGTTCCAGCTACACGCCAGATACGACACCGCTTTACAGTCTCGGCGAGGATGATTTCATCGTCCAGGAATCGAGCGTCGGGACGAATTCCGGGGTAACCGCCGGCGGGCCGGCGCTGCGATCGGGATCAGGGCCGATCACTGGCGGTTTCAACGATGATCCAATTCATATTATACGGTCGACTCCAGCCGACGCTGCCAATTCGATCCAACTTGAGTGTCTCGACCGATCGAATAACTACAACACTGCGATTGTCGAGGCTTTCGATCAAGGGTCGATCGATCTTTACGGCATACGCCGCGACAGCTCGCTGAAGGCACGGGCTATCGTCGATCCCGTTAACGTCGCCGCACTAGTTGCCCAGCTTCTGTTGCAGCGAGCATTGCTATTTCGCAACACCTATACCTTCAAGCTCGGCTGGAAATATTGTCTGCTCGAGCCGATGGACCTCGTAGAAATCACTGATCTCCGGCTCGGTGCTTCGGCCTTGATTGTGCGGGTTACTGCAGTGGAGGAGGATGAAGAAGGCACGCTGTCGATCACGGCAGAAGATTTCTTCGGCGGCTACTCGACGGCGACCCTGTATCCGAGTCAGTCGAATTCCGGCTACGTCCCGAATTGGAGCTCGCCTCCAGGGGATATCAACGCGCCAATCATTTTCGAGCCTCCTGCTGCACTGCTGACAGGCCAGCTCGAAATTTGGGTTGCGCTTTCTGGCGGCGCCAATTGGGGTGGAGCCCAGGTCTGGATCTCCAGTGATGGGAGCTCCTACGCCCTCGCCGGGACGGTGAACTCAACGGCGGTGCAAGGGGTATTGACGGCGGATCTGCCACCGCATTCTTCACCCGATGCCACCAACACCCTCTCAGTAGATCTAATCGAAAGCCAGGGTCAGCTTGCCTCGGTCTCCGCCACCGATGCCGCCAATCTCATCACTCTCTGCTACATCGGTGGTGAGCTTCTCGCCTACCAGACTGCGACCCTCACCGCGACCAATAAGTATGCGCTAACTACCCTTTATCGCGGCGCTTACGGCAGCACGATCACCGATCATCCGCCGGGAACCTTGTTCGCGAGGCTCGACGGATCCATCGGCCGGTTCTCTTATCCGAATACGCTGATCGGTCAAACTATCTACTTGAAATTTGCGTCGATGAATATCGTCGGCGGCGGACTACAGAGCTTAGACTCGCTTCCTGCATACACATACGCCGTCAGAGGAACCGGGCAAGCCTCCTCGATTATCGTGAGTGGCTCGCTCAGCGGTAGACCGACCGCAAACCTCGTGCTCCAAAGTTATGTATTCGCCGCCCCGGTAACTTTGCCGGTCGGGCTTTCCGGCAGCCGAGGCACC